TATTCTTTTCTGATTAAATAAACTCTACTTTTGGATTTGCTATCACCTTTATAAAGATTTTCATCTTGTGATAGTTTTTGACCCTTTACAATAAGGCTTTCTAAATAAGCAAGTCTTTGATTATCATTCATTTTAAAATCCTTTTGGCGCTCCAAACTTGGATTGATATTTATAGGTTGATGATGTTGCTTCTGTTGATCTACTCATTAAGGGAAGTTCGGAATCACGCCAAAGCCAATTGATAACATCATATCTTAAGGCATCTAGTGGATCTTCCCTCCCATCTTTCTTTGGCAATTCTTTGTTATCCCAAGAATAAGATAAAATTGCCTTCCTAAAAGAATTCCCAGTGGTCTTTTCTCCACCTTCCCAAACTTCCCTTGTACAAAGAATCTTCCTTTGACCAATAAGTCTTTTGACCCTTAGAATGCCATTCATTACATCAGTTCTAATTGGATCAGTAACCCATTTAAAAGGGATTCCAATTCCTCCTTCATTTGGATCAAGCTTCAACTCTCTAAAAGCTGATTGTGCAGTACGATCTGATCTTTGAGAACCTGCTTTATCACCACTCGCACCATCTAAAAGAATCGTATTGGGGAAGCGGTCTTTTAATTCTCTTGGCGCTGCTTTCTTTAAAATGAGTTTTGCTAACTCGTTCAAGGTGCATTCTTGGGGGTTGAGTTCAGCACAAATAACATCAGCTTGAAGATTGGGATCATGAACCAGGATCAAAACACTTGGTTTTCTAAACCCAAAGTCAATGACAATTCGACCACTCCAATTTGGGTTATATTCCCACCCATCTATGATATGCGATTGCGTCCATTCTGAATAAATCATTCCTGCTTTGGGTCTTGGTTGATTTTCAATCATTGCCAAGCGCTCTTCTTCTGGTAAATTTTTAGTAGCTTCAAACCAATCTTCACTCAAGTTTGCTTTATTTACATGACTTGAAAAAAAGATAGGTTGACAATTTGCCTTCAAAGCCATCTCAACCCACCACGCTCCCCATACTGGCAAACCTACCATAATTAGCTTTGGAGTTGGTCCACTTCTCAAGCGTCCCAATGCTTTAAATGCTACCTCTTCAGTCAACATTTGGCATTCATCAATGACTGCTAAACCAGAAGTGATATTCAACCCTTCCAATGAGTTTTGTGAAGCGTCTTGTGTACCAGGTCTAAAATAAGATCTAGTCCAAATTACATGATTGTTTGGAGTAACCCATTTACCTTCAAGTGAATGATAAACCCAACCTTCCTTTGTCATCCACTTTTGGATTTCAGGCGCCAAAACTTGCCTATATCTTCCTGCAGTATCAGTAATCAATAGGGAAGATTTATTGGGGTTCTTTTCACTCCATAAAGCCAAAGCAAAAACTAAAGCGCTTGTCTTGCCTGATCCCCAACCTGCACGAACTGCAATGAAATTATCATCAGATAAAAGCAATCTTTTAATCAGGGTCAATTGAAGTTCATTCAGATTCAGCATCATCATCATCCTTTGATTCAACTGGTGCTTCAATCCCCTTTATTTGTCTGACCATTTCTTCAACGATAGATTTCTTATCTTCCCCTCTTGTGATTTCAAGGGTTTGTTTTTCTCCAAACTCTTCAGGGAATAGTTTTTCAAGAAGCTTTAATGCTGCTTTCCAATCCCTTTCGTTTATTGCTGCAGTTGCTAAAACATCAACAAGTCTTGATCTAAGGCTTAACCCCGCTTGTTCGATTTCTAGTTGAAACTTTGGGTCTTCCTTTATCCATTCTCTTAAAGTAGTGTAATGTATGCCAACCATGATAGCGGCTTGGGTTGGTCTACTTCCTTGAGCAATAAAATTTAAAATCTCTTCTTTTTTGATTTGTTTTCTATCCAACGGCTTATCACTTGATTGGATTAACTCTTCAATATTTTCAATAACTGATTCTACAACTTCAACTTTTTTAGCATTTTGTTTAAGTTGTTTAAGTTTATCTAAACTCATTTTTTATTATCCAACTTATAAATCTTTTTAGATATTTTCTCAATTCCCTCTTCAATATCGATTTCTTTTAGATACTGAATAATCTCATTTGGATTTGAATCTAAAACCCCAACCAAACTGGCTTCAATTATGCTAGAAGGTTGACAATTCAAGCTGATTGCTAAGTCATTGACTTTATCAATTACAACTTCTGGCAAGTAGGTCGTATGACTCTTTCTTTTAATCGTTTTTGTTTTCATCTTGACCATCCAACAAATAAAATTTAGTTGCTTCAAGTTTCCAATAAGTGACTGCTTTATCTTGACCTTGGGGTTGATTAAACCCTTGATTTGATGGTTGAGTTTTGTAGCTTGTCATTTTGCCTTCAACGCAAACAAGGCTTCCCTTCTTGATCATTGATGCTGCTCTTTGTGCAGTTGAATCATTGCCAAAACTTAGGATTTCGATATTAAACCAAGTGGTTGGATCAGTTTTCTTTGCTTGGTATGCAATTGAACCAATAGCTTTATTAAAGTTTGGAGATACTGTTTTGAATTGAAAATCATTTCCTGATCTTCCGACTAAGACAATTGAATTAATCATTTTTACTTCCTTTGAATTGGTTGAGTTTGAAATAAAAACACTTTACTAAGGTTTTTTATTCTAAAATTATTCTAAAATTATTCTAAAATCATTCTACTTTTTCAAGGAGAAAATCAATGAATGAAATATCAGTTTATGATGGTTATGTTCGGATCAATCAAGATTCAGTCTTGGGTTCTGATTTAGCAGTGGTTAATTGTGCAAGGGTATCTTATGACAAGTTATCTTTATCTTGGAATGAAAGAGATGAAAAGCTTTTGAAATACCTTTGGGAGAATAAGCATACTTCACCTTTTAGACATTCTTTCATCAGGTTTGAGATTAAAGCGCCAATCTTTGTTCTTCGTCAATGGATGAAGCACCAAGTTGGCTGTTCATGGAATGAAATCAGCGCCAGATATGTTGAGATGCCAGAAGAAGAAGCTTTTTATCCTATCTCTTGGAGATACCAGGATTCAAAAAATAAGCAGTCGTCTACTGGTGAACTACCTACTGAAGATCAAGATGAAGCAATGGACTTATTGCATGAGTCTTATAAGGTTTCATATCGCAATTATAAGAAGCTTATTGAATTGGGAGTATGCAGAGAACAAGCAAGGGTTTTGCTTCCTGTTGGGATGTATTCCAAAGCAGTTTGGACTGCTTCCCTTCAAGCAATAATGAACTTCCTTGAATTGAGATTAGATCATCATGCTCAAAAAGAGATTAGAGATTATGCTGAAGCCGTGCTAAATTTAACCAGTTCCTATTTCCCAAAGTCAATGGAGCTAATTAAATGCAGTCATGCCTTAAATGCGGTGAAGTCCTTCAAGGACTAGATTATTTACAAGGGTTTGAATTCAAGTTTTGTTCTCGTTGTTTGACGATTGAACATTATGACGACTTAGAATTTTTAGATGAAACACTAGATCCTGAAGAGGAAGATGATGATGATTGATTTTAATTTGGTCTGTTTTTATCTAGCTTCATTAGCTGAACCAATACCCAAAGAACATAGAGTCAATACTTGCCTTGAGGTTGCACAAACTGCAATTGCATATAAGATTGATCCTTATCTTGCTTTGGCGTTGGCTTACCATGAATCAAGATTTGATAAGAATGTTGTTTCTCCAGTTGGTGCAGTTGGACCAATGCAAATCATGAGAAGGTTTATTGACTGCAAAGAATGCAATGATATTGAAGCGGGTATGATCGCATTGAGATATTGGCTTGATAGATCTAAAACCACTTGTGAAGCAATTGGTAAATATGTAGTTGGCAACAATGGAAGATGTGGTTCTCATTCAAAAAAAGTGATTTCACTATCCAAAGAATTAAATTGTGCAAAGTCAAAGAAGGACTTTTGCTTTACTTGTTAAGGGTCAAAATGAATAAAACAATGATTGAAATTGCAGTGATGATTTCTTCCCAATCACCCTGCAGTCGTGCAAAGGTAGGAGCAATTATCTTTAGAGAAGATAGAAAGACAATCTTATCAACTGGTTTTAATGGTCAAGCTAGAAAATCAAAGCTTGATTTATGCAATGGGTCTACTTGCAAGAGGAATGATTTAAATATCCCAAGTGGTGAACAAATTGAAGTTGGTTGTATCCATGCAGAAATGAATGCAATATCAAATGCTGCTTTTGAGGGAATTGCAATTGAAGAAGCTTCAATACTGGTGACTGCTCCCCCTTGTCTGATTTGCTCAAAATTGATCATCCAAAGCGGTCTAAAGAAGGTTTATTATGTTGGCGGTGATAGGTGGATCAATTCAGGCTTGGATTACCTCAAAGAAAACAATATAGAACTGATCGCATTAGTCTAAAATCAAAGTCATTTTTTCTTTCTCAATTATCTCTTGAATGACTTCATTATCAATTCCTTGTCTATCAATGAAATAAACCTCAATATCAGGTCTATGAATATGCTTTGGATATTGCTTTATCTTTGCTTCATTGACGAACATAAAAGTAAACTCTTTAGGATGCTCAAAAACAAGCGCTGAAATGATTCTAGAGAACATTGCTTGTTCTGATCTACCAAACTTATATAAAACCTCTTTAAAACGATTTAAATCGTCAAGCATGGATTGAATCTCAATCAATCTTTGATCATCACAAACCAGTGAAGCAGAACCCATTTTAATCAAATCAAAAGGTAGTCCATCAAGACAAGCAAAAGTCTTTGGTTTTTTAGATCTACCATTATGAATGCAACCACCAGAGAACGATTTTTGAAGAGTAGCTTTATTGAATAAATAATCTCCTGGTTTGAAAAGAGTATGATGAAAATCAGTCGGTTCTTTTTCAATCACTTTGTCTTTAGAATCATCCCCTTTTTCATAGCTTACTTTATCAAAATCTTGTCTTTCGCTAGTTTCACTAAATAACCCTTTAGGGTTATTCATATTTATATCCTCAGTTGGCTTAGGATAAGCGGACTTAACTAAAGCCGACTTAACTTCAGCTGAATCAGCTTGTTTTTTGTTGCCTTTTTTAGCGTTTGATTGTTGGCTTGTTTCAACTGGTGCTTTGCAATATCGATTGAAGAAGTCATTATAATCAATATCCAATAATGCAAACCCTTTGAGGTCAATGGTCCTTTGTTTTCCTATCTTTGGAATGAACTTCATATCCACTTCAATAAGTTTTTTACCTCCAATCTCAACCAGAGCAAGATGATCTAAAGCATTTTTAATCTGATATTCGGTCAATCCACCATTCCCAATCCACTGATTAGTGGCTTCTTTGCCTTCCAAAAGTGAAGTTTCTCTTTGTCTTTGTTGATAGATTTCCAATAGACGAATGACAAGCCGTAGTCCATTGGCAATTGAATTTATTTGGGGGTGCTTGGCTGCATTGATCGCAATTCTTATAAAGTTCAGGTTCATTGGTTCATCCTTTGTTGTTGGATAAACATATCAAACTCAATCACTTTTAGAAAGCTTTTACTTGCTTTTT